CTAATAAAGTTCCGTCATTATATTTGTTAAAAAAATCAGTTAAGTTAGGAAGTGGAACTATACAATCTGAAACTTTTGATTTTAGTTCTGCAGAATCATATCCAAGAATAAAATTAGCAAAACAAAATGTAATCGAAATACTTTCTGTTACAGATAGTGATAGTAATAAATGGTATGAAGTTCCATACTTAGCACAAGATACATTATTTACAGATGTAGAAAATACAGCAGCAACTGATCCAGATTTAGTTCAATACAACGACACCGTTCCGTATCTTTTAAAATTAAAAAAGACACCAAGAAGATTTGTTACTTACATTGTACAAGATGGTTCAACTGAATTAAGATTTGGTTCAGGTATATCCGATAGTCCAGATGAGGAAATAGTTCCAAACCCAAGTACGGTTGGTTCGAGTTTACCTGGTAGTCCAAATAAACTTGATACATTTTTTGATCCTGCAAACTTTCTTAAAACTGAAGCTTATGGTCAGGCACCAGCAAATACTACACTTACTATAAAATATGCATATGGTGGTGGTATAGAAGATAATGTAGCCGTAAATAGTATATCAAATATTTCCGAAGTTTCATTTACAGTAGAAGAAGATAATCTTGTAGCAAGTACATTACTAACTACCAAGAATTCAGTAGCAATTGCAAATCCATATCCAGCTACTGGTGGTAAATCGGCAGAATCTACCGAGGAGATTAAACAAAACGCATTAGCTTATTTTCAAGCACAAGGTAGAGTTGTGACTAAAGAAGATTATATAACACGAACATATGCTATGGGTAACAAATATGGTGCAGTTGCAAAGGCATACATTGTACAAGACGAACAATTAAATATACCAAATATGCAATTAGAAACTTCTCCAGGATCTGGATTGTTTGTAGACGAGAGAAATATAGACCAACTTAGGTCTAAAGATTTAGTTTCTTCTAAAACAAAATTAGATAATCCTATGGCATTAAATTTATATACACTCGGATATAATGAGAATAAACATTTGACTCAATTAAACACCGCAGTAAAACAGAATTTAAAAACATATTTATCTCAGTATAGATTGGTGACAGATGCAATCAATATTAAAAATGCTTGGATTATAAATATTGGAGTTAAATTTAGTTTTATAGCTAGACGAGGATTTAATAAAAATGAAATTACTTTAAGGGCAATAGAATCAATTAAAGAATTTTTCCGAATAGATAAGTGGCAAATAAATCAACCTATTGTGGTTGCAGAATTAGCACAAATTATTTCACAAGTGGAAGGAATAGGAGCCATTGTTCCACCAGCAGAAAACAATCCTAATAAATTACCACTATTAATTACTAATAAATTTCAAGAATCGGATGGTTATTCGGGTAACATATATGATATAAATTATGCCACAAAAGATGGTATTATTTATCCGTCATTAGATCCAAGTATTTTTGAATTAAAATATCCAAATACAGATATCGAAGGTAGGTCGGTTGGTGATTCTGTTGGTGTGGCGTATTAAAGGGAGATAGTAAATGCATTATTTTGAATTTCCAACAAAAGATACTACATTATATGAAGATAGTGGAAGTAGAAATACAGGATTAGATGAAATTCTCGAAGTTCGTAAAGATATGAATGCTGATGGCAGTGTGGTTACGGTATCGAGAGCTTTAATTAAATTTGATTTAACTTATATTTCATCATCTGTACATAGTGGTTTAATACCATCTAACGCAAAATACTATCTAAATTTATTTGATGCAAATTCATCTGAATTGAATGTAGAACAAACATTATACGCATATCCAATTAGTCAATCTTGGACAAATGGTTCTGGAAAACATGATTCTAATCCTACTATCGAAGATGGATGTAGTTGGAAATGGAAAGATGGTGTTACTGGAAAAACTCAATGGAATGAAGTTTCACAATCGGGTGGAACTTGGTATAGTGGAAGTGGATATATTGCTTCTCAATCATTTACTAACGAAGCTGCAGATGTAAGAATGAATGTTACAGATATTGTTAACAAGTGGATAGGTGGTAGTGGTTATGTACCAAATGAAGGTTTTATGTTAAAGCGTAGTGGAAGTATAGGTAATACTGATACAAGTCTTGATGAGGGTAATACTACAAGATTTGGAAACTTTAGTTTCTTTTCAAGAGAAACTCATACAATTTACCCACCTAAGTTAGAAGTGGTGTGGGATGATTCTAAATGGAATACTGGATCATTAAGTCCTTTAACATCCGATAATTTAGAAGATATGGTTTTGTATATGAGAGGATTACGACCTGAATATAAAGAAAAATCAAAAGTAAAATTTAGAGTTGTTGGTCGAGAAAGATATCCTGAACGGACATATTCATCAACAAATTTATATGAAACAGGACACAACACTGCAAAATATCTACCAAGTGGAAGTACCTATTATGAAATAAAAGATGCATATACTGAAGATGTACTTGTACCATTTGGAAGTGGTTCTGTTGTAAGTTGTGATTCTACTGGAAACTATTTTAATTTTTGGTTGAATGGATTACAAGCAGAAAGATTTTATAGAATAAATTATAAAATTGTAAGTGGTAGTGGAACTGCCGAAGAAACTATTCAATATTTTGATGAGAAGAATTCATTTAAAGTAACGAGATAACATATGCCGTACACAAAAAAAGAACTAAAAGAAAACGAGTTTTGGCAAAAATTACATGAACAAGATAGAGTTGAGTATGAACACAAATTACAACAAGCTATCGATTTACAAGATGTAGTTGAAGTAGTCGATGAAAAACTTGGAAAACTTCCTTTAGAAAAAACTAAACCATTGAGAAACGATTCTGGTACTTTTTTGGCATTTGAAAATCCTGATACTGGATTAAATTATGATAGACCAGACCAATACATTTCAGTAGAAAAATTATCACCTCAGTACCATAGTGGTGAAATAAGAGATAAAGTTTTAGATACAGAGATAAAGGAACTCGTATAATATGGGCCGTAAATTAACACAACTTAGTGATAAAGATTATCAGCTTCTAAAGAAAGAAACTCCTACAATATTAGGTGAAAACGGACAACATTTTCCTACATTTGGAAACAACATGGAAGATTATGTAAAGTTCTGTATTTACAATGTAAATGATGAGTATATTAAATCTGGTATTAGTGAAGATTTTGAAAATAGTGGAGAATCAATAAAGTTAAAACCAGGAAATGATTTACGAAAGGCTGGTTTTACTCGTGGTGATTACAAAATTAAATATTTCTTTCATAGAAGAATTGGTGGTGCTGATGAAATGGTTCTCACCAAAACTGTCGGAAGTGAATCAGGAATAATTCATAGTAGTAATCCACAGCTTACTGGTGTACCTATGGGTGAGTTTTATATAGAAGAAGATGGTAAAGTTTATATGGGTTCTAATAAACCAACCGATGGAAGTAAACCACAAGAACTTGATGTAAAAGAATATAAATATTTTATAGATGAAATTTCTGCAGATAGAACTGAGGTAAGACTTGCAACTCAAATGATTAATTTAAAAAAATATAAAGATGAATTTTATGAATTGTCAAATACGGTTGGTACATATACATCTATAACAGATGATTCTGGAAAAGGATTTGGTGAAATAGCAAATAAAAATAACCCAAGATTTGAAATTAACGCCAAAGATGGAAATGATTTAGGATTTGAAAGTAAATATATCGGTGGACAAGTCCAAGTAGATAACGCCTTTATTGTCGGATATAACAATAAAACAAATACAACACAAAATGATAATTGGTCACCAAGTGATCCTATACCAGCAGCATATATTGAAGCATATGATTTAAAAGATGCTGGTTTTCCTATGGCAGTTAGATATGTGGTAAAAGATGAACAAACAGAATTAACCTTGTTAGGACATGATTTTGTAGGTTATCAACCTATACCAAATTTAGTAACTCCTGGATTAAAATATCTTTTTGATTTTGGTTGTGGACACACAGAGATGACCGATGCACCTTTTGCTAATCATACATATGATACAATAGGAAATTATAATCCTACCGTAACCATAATGACACCTGATTTCACATCAGTTGTTGATGAGGTTTACAAAAATACAGGCATATCACAAGACGGGCCTGGATTAAGAGGTAGTAAATTAAGTGGATTTACACCGACACCTGCAGATTCAACACCAGGAACTTCAACACCAGATGTTCCGAGTATATCTGCATTAGATGGAAAGGTAATCAGGTGGGATGGTAATGCACAGAGTCAAGGAATACCACAAAAAATCGTTGGTGAACCTGCAGCCTCAACTACAAGATGGTATATTCAAAATGGATATAGAAGGTGGATTACAAGTGATTACAATATAAGTTTGTTAAGAGAGACATTAGGATTAGATGAAGTAAATGATTTTCAATTATACACAAATTTAATTAATTCAATACCTGTAGGTCCTAATATATCAGGACTTACTTTTACTACGGGTACACCAAATTTAACCGATACAATAACAGAGGCTGATTACGGAGTTTTAATATTACCAAGCTATGAAGAAGATGAAACCGAAGAAGAAACTGATGATAGTGATTCCGATGATAGTTCTGAATCAAATGAAATGTACACCTTAGAACTTAACTTAGAGGCATTTTTGGGAGGAAATGTAGAACAATTACCATATAATGATGATGATGATGATAATCAAGGTACATCGTTAGATGCAAGTTGGTTAGTAAATGGACAGCCAGTAAATTCTTACTACTCCAGTCAAATGTTTGAGGCAGGTACAAGTGTTGAGGTTCAGGTGGTTGTAGAATCATATCCACCTCAAGAATATGATTTTATAAATTGGACAACTGGTGGTCAAAATGTTAGGTACTCAAATCCAAGAACTTTTATAATGAATAATGATAAGTCCACCACAGCTCAAGTTGGGATACCATTCTAATGAAAAATAAACGAATCATATATTGGGGTGGAACACATCAAACTACAATTCCTCGAATGGGGGCATGTGGTGATGGAGTGGAAGTCAATCCTGCAGAGGGAGCTGGTGGAGGACCAGGAAAACCAGCAGCGTCAGCTTCAGCACCAGACGGGCCAGGATTATTTGATAAACTTAAAGGATTATTACCTGCATTAGCACTCGGAGCTTTAGCTATAGCTGCAATAGCTGGTGTGGCATTTATGTTAAAAAAGAATCGAGAGCCAGATGGTGGTCTTGATTTAGATTTTGATGCCAGTTTATCTGATGAGGAGAATTTCGCAAATCTTGGGCTTGATATACAAGGGGCAACATCTGTAGCCCGTGCAGGAAACGATGGAAAACCTGGATTTGATTCTAATGGATTATCAATCCCACCTGCATTTGTTGGACAACAAGTAATAGATGAAGATGGTAATCTTTGGGTATATAAAGATCCACCAGGAATGTGGATTATGTTTGATGATGCAGAACCAAGATATATTAGTGATGGTGATGAAAATTTACCAATTTATGCACCTTATGTTGCAAATATAACAGATGTTTTAAATCCTGTAACTATTACGGTTGATAAAACTTGGGCGGAAGCTTCATCAGAAATAGATAACCAAAAGAATTTTCACCCTACCCATCCATCTTGGAAAGTTTTATTTCCAAAGGATAAAGATTTATACACATATCTACAATTTGATGGAGATAAACAAAGTTTAACAATTAATTTTTCAAAGGATACTGAAAATTATAAAGAATATCCTAACTCATTAGTTTATAAATTATATGAACCATTACGTGATGGAATAGAAAAGGGTGATTTAACATATGTGGTTAAGGAGATGGCATCACCTTATACTGAAACGGTCGAGTTGGTAGATTTTGTAGAAGAAGATATAGATGCTGTATTATTGAGAAACCCTAAGTGGGATAATGAAACTCATCAATCAAGTTATTTTAGTCCTCGTGATACTAAATTTAAAAATTATGATGAATTAGTTACGAGTGATTCTAACATAAAAGAACAGATTGAAAATGAAATTATAAGTGGTAGTTTTATGGATAGCATAGAACTTTCAGGAATAGATTATAGAAGATGGGATAACTTTGTTCATTTTAGTTCGATTGAAGATAGACTTGTAAATTTTAAAACTAAATTACAAAAAATTGAATTATTTGAAAGTCAGAGTAAAAGTTTATTTGGTATATCTGGCTCATTAACATATACACAAACTTCAAGTTTATCAACAAAAGTTAAAAAAATTAAAAATGAATTTACACCTTTTGAAAACTATATGTATTTTCAATCTTCATCTTATATATCAAGTTCTCTTGGAGAATTTTTTGACAATACTTGGCCAAAGAATGGTGGAAGTGGAACTAAATTAAACGCATATAGTTTATATCCAGTTACATCATCTAAGGCAACATCTTGGTATAATGAACAAATAACATCAGCATCCCTTTTTGATAGAAATAATAGAAATAGATTATTGACTAATATACCAGACCACATTACAAATGATAATAGAAATGTAGCGTTTCACACTTTTATTAATATGGCTGGAGAGCACTTTGATGGTATATGGTCATACATAGAACAGATACCACAAATATATGATAGACGACAACCATTAAATGAGGGACTATCTAAAGATTTAATTTATGCAGTTGGTAGGTCATTAGGGTTTTATTTAAATGACGGACAAGATTTAATTGAACTTCCAAAATTATATCTTGGTCAAGAGGCTACTGGTTCTGATGCTAGTGTTTTTAGCCAACATTCTTCTGTAGCACAAAAAGATATATCGAGAGAAATTTGGAAAAGAATGATAAACAATATGCCATTCTTTTTAAAGACAAGAGGAACTCTGAGGTCGTTTAAAGGATTAATAAGTTGTTATGGTATACCATCAACAATATTAAGAGTTAAGGAGTATGGAGGACCCGATCCAGCACCTGATGCACAGCCATCATATTTTATAGATAAAAATTTTACTAAGGCATTAGATTTTAAAGGTGAACAATATGTATTGACAACTTGGGCAAACGATACCAATAGTGGTAGAAAACCTGATACAATAGAATTTAGATTTCGTTCTCAAGCAGCAAGTGGTTCGTTTCAAACATTATTACAGGCAGGGGCAAATCCTGGTGGATTCGCTATAGGTATAAAGGAAGATACGAACTCATCAAGTGATAATTATGGACACGTCGCATTCAGACTTGCACATGGTTCGGATTCAAGTAAAGGTTATGCCGAACTTTCTTCATCATCACTTCCTGTTCATGACGGAGAATTTTATTCTGTAGCATTAACTCGTGTATCTTCAAGTGGTGCACAATTAAGTGTTGATACCACATCTCAAAGAATACAATACAGATTGATGGTTAAGAAGTATGACGAGGGTAGGAGTAAAATTTATTTAGATTCTGATGAAACTATGATTGTAAATGGTGCGGTTAGTTCATCGTGGAATGGTTCGTTTACAGGAAACGAAACTGCTTATATTGGTGGGGCACCTGATAATTCGTTTGGTAATCAGATGACTGGTTCTATGATGGAATTTCGTTATTGGAACACAGCTTTATCTGAATCTAACTTTGATAATCATGTAAGGTCACCAAAATCATTTAATGGAAATCACCCATCTGCATCTTGGACAGATTTAGTATTACGATATTCGTTTGATGATAATAAAGCATTGAATAGTGATGGTGATATTCGTGATACAAGTGCAGACCAATCTTATATTCAGTCAGGAAGTGCACAAGGATATACATCTGGTACATTACCACATTTCCGTTCAGTTGTAGACGAAGAACAGATGAGAATTCCTAACTTAGGCCCAAATAGACGAGTATCAAATAAGATTAGATTAGAAAATAGTAAATTAGTTTATGGTAATTTAAGTCATAACAAACGAGTTGAATTAAGTGCATACGATACTGCAGCTTTAGATAGTAATAAGTTGGGAATTTATTTTTCACCAACTGATGTAATTAATGAAGATATTATTCGTTCTATAGCAGACTTAGATTTTGACCAATACATAGGTGATCCTCGTGACCAATATAAATTAAGATATAGACAACTCGAAGATATAGGATTACAATATTGGCAAAAGTACTTATCACCAAATAATTTTTGGGATTATATAAGATTAATAAAATATTATGATACTTCTTTA